TCGTTTAGACTTACACGCAGCTTATAAACTACCAAAGATTGCAGGATATAATATGACAGTAACAGGTCATTTATTTAATGCACTTGATGCAGTTTATGTGCAAGACGCAGTTGACAACTCACAGTATAATGGATTCGGTGATAAACTTCACTTAGCTCATAATGCTGAAGTATTTCTTGGAACACCAAGATACTTTAATTTAGGATTAACAGTTAATTTCTAAAGTAATATTATATGGGGGGGATTTATTTCCCCCCTCATTACTAATCAATGCAAGAATTAAAAAAATCACATTTACAAAATTGTAAGGTATTACCAACAAGAGTTGATTTGATAAAACAAATGCCTCAAAACTCTATTGGAGCAGAATTGGGAATTTGGGATGCAGAGTTCTCAAGAACAATATCTAAAATTATAAAACCTCAATTATTTTACTTAGTCGATACTTGGATAGATATGGATTTAGAAGAGAGATTAACTGATAACTTTATTAAGAGGTCAAAAAACTCAAATTATATAAAAAGAAAACAAACATCAGAAACCTTTCTAAATAGCTTAGAAGATGAGACATTAGATTGGGTTTATATAGATGCAGCTCACGACTACGAATCAGTAGTAAAAGATTTAATATTATCAAAAGATAAAGTAAAAGATGATGGATATATAATGGGACACGATTTCATTAACTATGATTATATAAACCATTTTGACTATGGTGTGAAGAAAGCAGTTCATGATTTTTTACATAACTACGATTATGAGATGATATATCTAACTTTAGATTGGAATGGATATTACTCATATTGTTTAAAAAAAATATAAAAAAAAGCTTGACAAGTATGGTCCTTTATTCGTATATTCAGATATGAATAAAAGGATACAAATATGAGTTTTAAATTTATAAACGGTATAGAACCACTTATAACGCCAGATAAAAACGATTTTGATGGAGCTATGGATACTCTATTAGAGAACATACGTAAGGATTACGAAAAATGGACTAACGGTGATATGACGAGACACGATGAGTTATCATTAAAACCAGGTAGAAAATTTATAAAGGTTATAAGAGGTGGTTCAGTTTGGGGATTTGTCGCTAAAGAGGATGGTGTTAATAAAGGATTACCAATGAAAGCTGGTGATGTATTAAAAGCCGCTGGTTGGAGTGCTCCCGCTAAACATACTCGTGGTAATATATTTGATAAGAATCAAGATTATTTCAGATGGACAGGCCCTAATTATAGATGAATGAACAAGTTTTGAATCCGTTGTTAGATTATAAACCTGTGAGTCAAGAAACTTTAAAAGCAGTTAAAAAAAGTCAAGAAAAAGCTGCCTACAATAAAAAAACTTATAATAAAGAATATAAAACATTAAAGTTTCTTGTTGATACTAAAAGAGCTGACCACTTTACTATTGAGATGTATGTAGCTATTAGTAGTGGTCGTAAGATAACTGATAAGATGTTAAGTTCTATTCATAAAATAGTGAAGAGAAATTCTCCAAGTGGGCTTGAAAAAAAACGGTTAGAAACTGAACGACTAATCTATAAAGTAAGCTTAGTTAAAGAAGCCTTATATAAATGTAATTATGTTGGAGTGTATGAATCACGTTCTGAAGACTTCTTAGCTTCTATTGTTGCACAGATTTATGATAGGGGTAGTTTATCTCCTAAACAAAAATTAGCTCTCAATCAGATGTATAAAAGATTTATTAAAAAAATTGAAAAAAAGGCTTGACTTGTATGGTACTTTATGCGTATGATCAAGTATAAGAAAAAGGAAATATAAATGACTTTGAATGAATACTTAAAAGAAAACCCAAACAGTAGTGTTGAAACTTTAGAAAACCTATTTAGTGTTGGTTGTGTAATAGATACATTTAATGGAAATACTTTCCCTATGTTAGCTGATAGTACTATTGCTTTTGATGAACCTGTGAATGTAATGGATATGGATTTTAATGATGGTAGAGATAGTTATGAATGGTATAATTCATTAGCTTGGGGTGAAAAAGAAATTGTAGATATTGTATGTAAGAGATTTATGTTAAGTGATGAAGCTGATTGGTTAGTTGGTAAAGTAGAAGTAGGAATGGGCATATAAAAAAAGGCTTGACTTGTATTGTTTTATGTTGTATATTTAAGTGTTAAATAAAGGGAATAAAGATGAGTTTTATAAGTGAGTTAGAAGAAAATGAAGAATTGGTTGAGTTCGAAGAGACTTGGGCTGAGTTAGGTAAGATAGAAGCTATGGGTGGTGATGCAGTTGAAATGTTAGAGACTGCGGTAAAAGAAGCCGCTATGAGTGATATGAGTGAGATGGAAGAAGAATACGTGTCTGATACGGTTAGTGACTATATGAATCATGGTGTTTAATAAAGGAAAAAAAATTATGAATTTGAAATCAAAGTTATATCACGTAGGAGAGTTTTTAACTCTATTGTTTATATTTTTCGTATTCACAATATTATTAGTAGCAGGTAGTGTTTGAGCTTAACTGATTTATTAATCGAAAAGTTTGATGGTGTTCTCATTGATGAATATGATTGGGAACATTATAAGGTGAATGGTAAAAACTACGATATCAGATTTGATAGGAGTAGAATTGAATGGGCTTGTGATTGTCCAGCCTTTAAATTTCGTAGGAAACATAAAATAAAATATTGTAAACATATCTTAGAAGTTCAAGATGAAAATTTTGCAAGACGCAATAAAGTAGGTAAAGTATGAAAGTAATAAAAGAATCTAAATCTTTTAAAGAAGCTGGAAATGCCAAATCAGCATCTATTGTAAAACAGATGGAACTTGAATGGCCTGAGATGACAGAAGAATTTAAAAGATTACAAAATGAACAATATGTATTGTTCTTACATAAGCAACACGATTATGGCCCAGGGAATATCTCTGTTGGTTCGCAATTAACCACTCCTGAGGAGATCAAATTATCACTCACAGGTTTGTGGTTTCGTATGAACGATAAGATACAGAGGTTAAAAACCCTATTGATGGGTGGTAGAGAAAATGCAGTTGAGGGAGAACCTATGGAAGATGCTTTTCTTGATGTATCCAACTATGGTATTATGGCTACAATCGTAAAAAATGGAAAATGGGGTAAATAATGAGATCATTACAATGTAGTAAATGCACCCGCTGGGTAGAAAACGTTGGAGAAGATGCTAAAAAAGTAACTTGTTCTGTTTGTGTCTTGATGGCAGTTGGTTTACCAGAAGAACCTAAAAACTATACATCTACAGGTCGTCCTCCAGGCTGGCACTTTATGGCAGAGTTTGTAGATAAAGATGGCAATGTTTTTCACAAGGGTAAAGAACAACCCAAGTTGAAGGGTACATTAAAACCTACTAAGGTTAAACCACCTAAGAAAAAAATTAAACGTCGATCAAAGGATGAGATATTAGTTGCTCGTCATGAATTAAAGAAAGCAGCTCTTAAAAAAGCTGTAAAGAAACAACAAGATTTTTTAAATCACAAAATAAGTAAAGGGTAAGAAATGTCAAAATCACAATTTGTAGAAGCTAGTGGTAATTTTTCACTATATGGTGTAGTGAGATTTGCAGCTTATATATTATCAGCCGCTGGTATGTATATGGGAAATTTACAGGTAGCTGGAATCGCATTTGGTTTCGGAGCTACACTTGGTTTCATTCGTAGACTATCAAGAATTTGGGAGTAAATAATAATGACTAAAAAGAAAACATTGTTGCACAAAAAAACTAAGATGAAAGAATATAAACTAAAAAGTGGTAGAACATTTTGGGCAAGTAATGATAAAGACGCTGAACTGTATAGAAAAAAGGTTGGTGAAAAATAGTGTTTGAATTTATTGTAGTTTTTCTTTTAGGTTACATAGCATTGAAGATATATGATAATAATAATCCGAAATTTTAAGGTATGATATGAAACAAGTAATTAATTGCCTTAAAGAAAACAATCCAGTAATAAACAAAAAACTAAAAGAGGTTACACTTGAAGAAGGCAACAAAATCGCTACCGAACTATTTCAGATTCTCGCAGAAAGAAAAGACGGAATTGGGTTGGCGGCTAATCAAGTGGGTATTGATGCCAGCGTCGCTGTTGTTAATGTTCGCAATCCAATAATATTAATCAATCCTGAAATCGTAGAACAATGGGATGAAGTTCCATACTATGAAGGGTGTTTATCTTTCAAGGGTAAAGGTATACATACTAAGAGATTTAAAAATATTGTCGTAGAAACTGAACAAGAAGAGGGTAACTTATACTTTAGTGGAACAGAAAATCCATCAGATGGTAAAGGTAGCTGGGAAGAAAGTTCAGATAAAAAACAAGATCAAGAATTAAGATTACTTGAAACTATATGTGTTCAACATGAGATAGACCATTTAAATGGTATGACTATTCACGATAGACAAGTAATAACTACTATAGTTAATGATGATAAGTTAGGTAGAAACGATCCTTGTCATTGTGGTAGTGGTAAAAAATATAAAAAATGCTGTAAAGGAGCATAAATGCCAAGAATGCAAAAAAGACCTGTAAAGGTAATAATCAGAAGAAAATGTCACACTTGTGGAACTATGAAAACAGATCCATACATATATCAAACTGCAGCTGCAACAGCATATGGAGAATATCCTATGTACAATGCAAGAGCTGAACATACAAAAAGAATGGATCTAAAAGGTGATAAAAAAGTTATCACATCCTACTATTGTGATGTAGAGTGCTTTGAGAAACAAGATGTCAGACAAAAATAAAAAATCAGAAAAATACTCAGAAGCAGGAAAGGGAGATAAAAGTAGAGTGGATAATCCTAACAAGTATGCCGAAAATTGGGAAAAAATATTCGGTAAGAAAAAACCTAAGAAATGAAAAACGTAATATGGTTTACAGGTCAGCCTGGTTCTGGCAAAACGACTTTAGCTAAAGAAATAATTAGTAAGTTTAATAATGATAAAGTGATTCACATTGATGGTGATGACTTACGAGATGTCTTAGATAATAAGGATTACTCAGAAAAAGGTCGTAGAAAGAATATTCAGTTTGCTATTGATATGGCAAAGGTTATGGAAAGTAAAGATTATTTAGTTATAGTATCTTTAGTTTCACCATATCGAGAGTTAAGATACGGCAATATATTCTATTTAAACACAACACGAAAACTTAGAAAAGAACATTGGGTTGATAGTTATGAACAACCAATAAAAGAGTTTACAAACATCAATACAGATAAATCAATAGAGGAGTGTGTAGATGAAATACTCAATGTTTGTAGGTAAATGGCAACCGTTTCACGAAGGACACAAATGGTTAATAGAGAACCGATTGAAGTTAGGAAAAAATATCTTGATAGGGATAAGAGAGATAGAAAAACCATCATACTCTCCGAGCGAAATAAAAATGCAAGTATTCGAATTGTTCCCAAACGAAGTAAACGATGGAACGATTGATTTTATTGAAATACCAGATATTGAATCTATAAACTATGGTAGAGATGTAGGTTATGATATCATTGAACACGAACCACCTAATGAGATTAAGGAAATCTCAGGAACAAATATAAGGGCAGAAAATGGAAAAAGATGAAATATTAGGAAAATTAACTGAGGCTATTAATGAAGAGTCTTGGAATAAAATTGAAGAAATCATTCAAGAGCTTGAAGCTGAAGCTGGATTTAGTGATCCTTTTGAAGATTATGATGAAGAAGAATTTTAAAAAATAAAGGTATTATATGGAAAAATTTGATAATTATAACAATAGGAATGGAGAAACAAATATGATAAGTAATCTTAAAAAATTGCTTGTAATGGGGTTATGTTTGCTCATGGTAAACATAGTTGGCGGAAGAAAAGCATTAGGTTTCTACAAAGGCAAATACGATATTATGCTAGAAGAACTTGAGAGAGAAAATAGTTCTTTGAAATTAAAATTGAGGCATTTTACTGATACTGGTATTCCAGTAAAAGTTACTATGTATCAACCTGTTGTGGCTCAAACTGATTCTACACCGAACATTCTCGCGGATGGTACGCGCATAAAAGTTGGACAAGCTTCCAACTACAAATTCATAGCGGTTAGTAGAAATCTTTTGAAACGCAGTGGTGGTTTTCTCAGTTTCGGTGATTGGATATTACTACGTGGCACAGATCATAAAGACGGCGTATATCAAGTTCGTGATGTGATGAACAAACGATTTGTTAATCGCATTGACATACTTGAATCTGAAGACGTTGATTCTTATATGTTCCCACGAGCAGAGATTATTAAATTAGCTTGGTCAGACTCAGAGTAAAAAAAGGCTTGACAAGTATACTAATAGTTTTGTATATTCCAGACAACAATAAAGGTTATAAATATGAATAGATATGGTTACGCATGTATCAATATGCAACTATCTTACCCACAAAAATACGGTGGACAAGAACGAGGCATCCTACCAATCACTACAGGCCGTAGTATGATTAAACGAACCTTTAAAGCTAAAGGTGTAGATTACGCTTCTGAACTCACATTAAATAATGTAAAAGATTTAGATAGAATAATAGATTGGAATATCCACAATGGGTATAACTTCTTTCGTGTTACAAGTGGCTTAGCGCCGTGGAAATCAGAATACAAATGGGATGACTTGCCTGATATTGATGAGATTAGAACTTGGTTGTATTCAGCAGGTGTAAAAGCTAAGACACACAATGTTCGTATCACATCACATCCAGGCCCTTTCAATGTTCTTACATCACCACACGAACACGTGGTAAAAAACTGTGTTAGTGACTTAACCGATCATGGTGACGTTTTTGATATGATAGGTTTGAGTCGAACACCCTACAATAAAATTAACATCCACTTAGGTGGTGCATATGGTGATAAAGAATCTGCTATGGATAGGTTCTGTAAAAACTTTGAGTTATTACCTGAAAGTGTGCAAACAAGACTTACAGTAGAAAATGATGACAAAGCATCAATGTATTCAGTTAAGGAGTTATACAATGGAATATATAAAAGAGTTGGCGTGCCCATCGTGTTTGACTATCATCACCATCGGTTCTGTGATGGTGGGCTCACAGAGCAAGAGGCTTTGGAGTTGGCTATGTCAACTTGGGGCGAAATTAAACCAGTAGTTCATTACTCGGAATCACGTAGTATAGAACAACTTGATGAGAAAATAAAACCACAAGCACATTCAGATTATGTTTATGATTATATCGACACGTATGGTAATGACGTAGACATTATGATTGAGGCTAAGGCTAAAGAGTTAGCAGTTAAAAGATACATGGAAAAGCATGGCATTCAACATAGATAATTTTTTCGATATTAAAACAGAGTTTCCTTATGACAAAGAAAAGGAAGCATTCATAAAACATATGGATTTTCTAAAAACTATGTCTGTTCAGAAATCAACTCTGTATAAAAATTGGAAACAATGGAACTATGATGAATATGGTATGATACAGAAAGGTGCTTTGATTGACTTAGCACAAAAACAACTGTGGATGCCAAAAGATATAAATGATTTAGAGGGAACTTTCGCAGAGATAAAGAAAATAAAACCTGTGGTTGTTCCTGTAAAACAAGGTGATGCTAAGAGTAATGATTCTTGGAGTGTTACACGAAGACTAATTCATACAATGGAGTTCACAGCCAATCCTGGCAGAAACATAAAATTTTACGTTAAAGATGAAGTTACTGATAAGATACTTGGAGTTATCTGTTTAGGTAGTGATGTCATTTCTATCAAAGCTAGAGATAAGTTTATTGGATGGACAAAGAAAAATAAATTAGAGGATGGTTTACTTAATCATACTGCTATATGTTCTACCATATGTTCTACACAACCATTTGGATATAACTTCTTAGGTGGCAAGTTAATTGCAACTATGGTTAATTCTAAAGTGGTTCGTGATGAATGGGAAAAGATTTATGGTCAAAAGTTGGTTGGGTTCTCAACCACATCTCTTTATGGTATACATTCAATGTATAATGGTATTCCACATTGGAAGGGTTTAGGAGAATCAGCAGGTAAGATTGGATTGAAACCTGATGATGAGTTCTATGACAAGTGGCACGATTGGATTAAAGAAAACAGAAAAGAAGAGTATGATAAAAAGATATTAACCAAAGGTGGTAAGTCAGGTCCTGTAACAGGAGTTAAGCAAAGAATTTTAAGTATTATATTTAATGAGATTGGTTTATCACAATCTAAATACCAACATGGATTTAAACGTGGTGTATTCTTTTCAGAGATATATGATAATACAAGACCATTTCTTCGAGGGGAAATAAAAGAAGATGAGTTGGTTTTGAAAAAAAGACTTGACAATGATGTGGAAAGTATCGTATCTTGGTGGCAGAAAAAAGGTCTTAAAAGATACTTTAAGTTACACGAACAAAATAGATTAAAACCTGAGATGTTATTTTACGCAGATATGATAGGTAAATCTTGGGAAGAAGCAAAAGAAAAATATTTAGGAGAAGTTGGTAGATAAAAGTATAGGGTTATTATAAAAAAAGGTTTCACCTATACCAATCTATGTTGTATATTAAGGTATACGAAATGATGATAAAATTAACAATTAACAAATGGAATTAAAAATGAAAAATAAAAAAACAGTAATAATACATGAACCAAGAATAAAATCAGGTAGTGTACCTGGTTCATTAAATGATTTAAGAAAAATATTACCACTAATATATTCTGATGAAGAATTTTATCAAAGAAGATTAGATCCGTGGAGTGATAAACAATGTTGTCAATTTTTTAGCTCATGTTTTGATGGGTTTGGTAAAATATCAACTATTGTATTGGTTGATGTTGGGTCAGTATTTGAAAGCACAAGTAAAATGCAAGAAGACTACGATAAGGGTACGGATGAGTATAAAAATTGTCAAGAGACAATTGAGTATTTAGAAAACTTACTAAAGAAGAAAATGATGTTTTTAGTGATTGATGGACAACATCGTATTTGGGCTATGAGTAGTTTATTAAAGGGTAAACTAGCGTGGGCAAAGGGTAAAGGTATTTACGCAAGTCTAAAAGCAAAGACAAATGATAATGTAGTTTTTGATTCTAAATTGACTGGTAAAAAGTTTGCTGAATTTGATAAGTCTATGCAAAAGTATCTTTTAGATGAGATAGAGTTTAGACTAATACTCATAAAAAAAGCAAGAATGGATGATATAAGGGATATTACAGTTTGGACAAATCTTGGAGAAAGTTGGAGCGCTCACGAAATAAGAGCGATTACGCCAGGTGTTCAAAATATTTGGGTAAATCAAGTTTTAAGAGATGCACTTACAAGAAAAATGTTTATTGAGATGGTAACGGATATGTCAGGTAAAAAATATGATATAAAGAAAAAAGGAGAACATCTTGTTCTTTATGAGTGGAGTGGTTATGTTGGAAAAGTTTTAAAAGGTAAACCATATGAGTGGTCAACAGCAAAGCAAGAATTAGATGAGATGGCTGAAATTACTGGTGTTAAGCACATGACGGCTACTGCTAGAAAACAAGCAAAGAGAATCGTAAAACTTGTTACAGATTTAACTCATAGTACGGGTAAACTTGTACAAGTAAAAAGAAGTTTTCTTGACAACTTAATCATATTTTTAGCTAACACTACTATAAAATCTATTTTAAATCCATTAGAGGATAATAAAATATTATCTATAGAAAATCATAAAGAATTCTATAATTGGTTTCTAAAAATAGAAAAAGAATGTAGAGAGTTTGAAAGATATGAGTTAGACTCAAACGGTAAAATTAGAGAAACCGACACAGGTAAAAAGGTAGAAAACTCAGAGTCTTTCAATAAAAAATGTACAGCGAAAAAAACTGATGATATAACAATTAGATCCTCAAGATTACTTGATAAGTTTGAAAGAGATAGAGAAAAGTTATTTGGATCCGGTATTATATCTTATGTTGATACGAAGACTATTACAAAGCAAGATAAAGATATAGTTGCAGTAAGAGATAACTTTACAACTGTAGATGGTGAAGAACTTGACTTTGAAGATATTTTTGGAAAAAATCCAAATGTACATTTAGATCATGGTAATGCAAGAAAAGGAGTTGATAAAGGTGAGACTGATGTTAATAATCTTAAATTACGTGATGGTACTGCAAATATAATTAAATCAAATAGAACAGAGGCTTTTTAAATGAAACAACTTACAGCAGAACAAATCCAAGAGAATTGGTATAAACTTCGTGATTTTATTACAGAATCATTTGAGGGTGAACGATTAGAAAAACTCAATGAGATGTATGATTACTTTGAAGATCGAATGGTTATGGCTCCAGCAAGTGGTAAAGAACATTTCCATAATGCTCACGTTGGTGGTTACGTAGAACACGTAATGCACGTTACGGATTTAGCAGTAAAATTAAGAAAAGTATGGGAACAAGAAGGTGCTTCAATAGACTTTACAGAAGAAGAAGTTATTTTCGCAGCTCTACATCATGACTTAGGTAAGGTTGGTGACTTAGAAAATGATTATTACATTCCACAAGAATCGGAGTGGCATAGAAAGAATCAGGGTGCTATCTTTACTCACAATCCTAAACTACAATATATGACTGTCACCGATAGAGCAATCTTTCTGTTAAGTCACTTTGGAGTTAAGTATTCTGAGAAGGAATATATAGGTTTAAGATTAACTGATGGTTTGTATGAAGAGGGCAATAAATCTTATTATATGTCTTACAATAAAGATTGGTCTCTTAAATCTAATATAGCATATGTTCTACATCAAGCTGACTTGTTAGCTACTCGTGTAGAATATGATGTGTGGAATAGAAGTGAAACTGAAGAACAAGAAGCTACAAAAGAAAGAGTATCTTCTTTGAAGAAATCATTGACAGTTGATGATAGTGAGAAGAAACCCAAACAAGAAGAACAATTGTCAAAAAAATCACAAGATTTATTTGATGAACTATTTGGAGACAAGAAATGATTTGGATAATATTAACATTTGTTTTTGCAATAACAACCATAGTAGGAATATTTTCCTCTTGGAACTTATTGAAGAAACAAGAATTAACAGAAGATTGGTTAGTAGCTTTAGAGAATAGACTATCTAGCATTCTTAAAGAAGTAAAAGATATAGACAGAAAAGGTATGTTCGAAGCAGACGATGAAGTGGGAACTATCTTCACTCAAATAAAATCAATGATTACAACACTTAACGATTTCTTAGCGAAATAGGAGAAAAAATGCCAGCATTAGTAAAGAACACAACAGAAGTTTTAAAACCATTAGTTAAAAAGAAAACAAGAAAAATGTATTTTGGTCAAGTTACTGAAGATGCAATTATCAAGTATAACAAAGAAACTTCTTTTGTAAAACGAAATGAAATTTACAGCGAATCTATTAGAGCACCGTTTGAAAAATTAGCTGAAAACATTATTCACACATTTAAGTTTTATTACTTTGATGTTCCAAGTGAGGAAGTTAAACATGAAGTAGTTTCTTTTCTCGTTATGAATATGCACAAATTTAAGGAAGGTAAAGGAAAAGCATTTTCTTACTTCAGTATAGTTGCAAAAAATTATTTAATACTACACAATAATAATAACTATAAGAAGATGAAAAGCCAAGACCAATTAGATGTTTTAGATTTTAAAAGAAATGTTCTAAGTGAAGTTAAGGGTGACGAAGTAAAAGATTACTATGAAGTATTCTTTGACGAAATGTTAGACTATTGGGATCAACATCTAATGGAATTATTTAAACGTAAAAAAGATTTGAATGTAGCAGATTCAGTAATCTATTTATTCAAACACAGACATAATATAGAGAACTTTAATAAGAAAGCTTTATATATATTGATTAGAGAAAGAACAGGTTCTAATACGCAACACATTACAAGGGTTATCAATCAGATGAAGAAACAGTATTTTAAGATGCAAAAAATGTTTCAAGCATCAGGTTCAGTAGCTAATATGAATACTGGTTCGTACATGAACGCGATGTTCAATTAAATTAAAAAACAAGTTATAAGGAGAAAATCTATGACTACTAAAAAAGTAAAAAAGACAACTACACGTAAAAAAACTACTAAACAAAAAGAGTTTAGTTTCTTTACACGTGTAATGGATGGTGCTAAGAAAATCTTTTCATCGAAGTACTAAGTACTATGGGGGCTGTAGCTCATTTGGGAGAGCGCCGCACTTGCACTGCGGAGGTAGTAGGTTCGATCCCTATCAGCTCCACTTGCCAGAGTAGCTCAGTTGGTAGAGCATCTCACTTGTAATGAGAATGTCGCAGGTTCGAATCCTGTCTCTGGCCCTGCGAGTGTCGTATAGTGGTAATACCTCAGCCTTCCAAGCTGATGCTGTCAGTTCGATTCTGTCCACTCGCTCATAAAAACAAAAAAAGGGAAGATAAACTTCCCTTTTTTCGTGTCCTATACTCGTAGGAAGCATAAGACTATTTCGGTCCTACTTTCGAAATAAACCCACCAACACCAACAATGCGACTAGCCCAGCGAAGCCAGATTCGCCGAAACTGTTTATGATGGTTGTCAGGTTACCTATAACATTAACACCAAAGATGCCAGTACCGAATATTACTTCGGATACTGCACCAATAGCTATAAAAGACATCATTAAATGAGCTAAGTCATCTACATAGCCTTTTACCATTGTTACGATTTCCTTCATTGGTTTTCTCCCGTTAGTTAACAAAAAAGGCTACTATGTCGTGAAACAAAGCAACCTCATTAATAACTATCTAAAACAAAATATTTCTATATTTATATAAGGAAACCATTCAAAACAAATTTAAATCAAAAAAGCTTAACTATCAATATTACGGAGTTTATATGGCTACAGATTATGAAGTATTTGAGGGTAAATCTCTATCTGATGTATTCAAAGACATTTACGACAATACTGAAAAAAATAGACAACAATTAGATGTTTTAACAAGAGAACTTGTATCATTTATCAAGGATGGGGATAGTGCAGTTCAAATAGTTCCTATGTTAAAAGAATATCTTGAAATCAATGTAAAGAATGATGACCAGTTAGTTAAAATAGCAGCAATCGTTCAAAGGTTAGTTTCTTCCGAATCAAAAGGTGGCTCAGAAGAATCGTATGGATTATCAGATTCAGAAAAAGAACAACTAATGAAAGCAGTAGAAGAAACTGCAGAAGATGTTCAAAAGTATTCTGACAATATCACAGAGGATTTTAAATCACCGGAAAATTAATATGGCTAATAAAATACAACTAAGTTCCATAAAAACAAACGTTGGCGGATTAACATCAACAAAAGATGTTGATAATCATCTTAGAAATACTTTAACTCTACTAATTGCAGAGATAAATGATGTTTTTTCTGATAGTGTTCATGAGTTAGCTGAAGTAAAAAGAGTTTACGCAACAGAAAAAGATTTACCAAGTGATGATGATGGAGTTCCAAAATACGAATTACTTGGTGGTATAGAATTTAAAAATATAAGTGGTAAAGGAACAAGTAAAGGAATTTCTGCTAAATCTTTAAATTCAAATTTAAAACAAATTCCTGTAGAAGGTGAGTATGTACTAATTCAAAGATTTTTTGGAGAATATTATTATACACCACAAGTAAATATTTTTAATAATCCTAATAATTCTTCTTATCAAGGATTTAGTAAAAGATTTCAAAATAGAAGTACCTATCGAGATAGTACTGAAACTGTAGAAACAGACAATACTGGTATAGTAGAAAATAAAAGTGCAAATCAGGTAAGAACTTTAGGTGATAAGTTTTTATCTAATTTTAATTTTAGACAAGTTATTCCTGAAGAGGGTAATGTTATACTAAATGGTAGATTCGGTAACTCAATTCGTTTAGGTAGTAATATAAAAAATAGTTTACAAGATTCACCAAATATAAAATTAAGAGCAGGACAATTACAAGATGTTACAAAGTTTGGTGAAGAAAGTTTAGTAGAAGAACTTGATACTAAACCGATAAATGCAGGAGTAGAAGAAAATATAAACTCAGATGGTTCTTCCATGTGGATGACTACAGACGAAACAGTTTCACTAACACCTGCAACATTAGAAGATGCTAACATATATCCAACCGAAGTAGCACCCGAAGTATTTGACGGTAAACAAATTATTCTTAATTCAGGTAGATTGATATTTAATAGTAAGGAAAATGGTATTCTTGGGTTTAGTGATGGACCTATAGATTTTTCAACATTAAATACATTTGGTGTATCGGCTAAACAAAGATTAAATTTATATTCTCCTACTGTAGTAATTGGTAGAAATGGAGAACAGGGTAAAACTAAAAACATAACTCTTCAAGGACAAGATATTTTCTTACAAAACGAAAAGGGTTATACTGCTATAATGAGTAAAGGAATAGAGTTGGGTTCAAGTAAACTTGAGCCAGCAGTGAAGGGTGACGTATTGGAAGATATTTTATCAGATTTAATGCAATCTATAAGTGATTTATCGTCAGTAATAATAGCTATTGCTACAACGCCAGTTGTTATTGTTACGCCGGGAACTCCGACACCACAAGTATATGCAGGAGAAGCTGCTAGAGCTGCACAAGTATTAAGCACTTTAGCAACATTATCAATAAAACTTAACACGATGAAGAGTCGTGTTGTAACACTACAATAAAAAAAGAGGTAATAAGGATGAATACAAAAAACCTTATAAAAGTTATAAGAAAACTGATTAGGGAAGAAGTTAAAAAAGAAGTAGGTAAGATACTTATTAGTGAGAGAAAAACTATATCTGAAAGACAGATAAAGCAACCCATTAGAAAAAAATCAAAAATCAAACCTAAGAAAAAAGTTACTTATACTAAAGACAATAAATCATTGAATGACATATTAAATGAAACAGTTGGTTTGACAAAAGGACCACAAGAAGAATATCCTGATATGGGTGGTAAACAATACACATCAGGTAATATGGCAGACGTTTTAGGTTATGGTGATATGGCAAGTCCTGAACTAAAAAGAGATAGAGTAGCAGCACAAACTTTAGCTGAAAAAGGTGTAACTCCCGATCAAGTAGGAGATGGAGTTGTTAACGCACTTACAAGAGATTATTCTGGTTTAATGAAAGCAATCAACAAAGGTAAATAATGGCATCCACAATTGAAAATAACGCAAATCCTGATGTGAGTATTGGTTTATCATTTCCACTTGGATTTGTTGGTAGCCGTTTTTTCAACAGAACTAAAACTATTGAAGAGCAAGCAAAACATAATTTAAAAAGTTTACTTTTAACAAATATAGGTGAAAGACCAATGCAACCTGAATTTGGTTCAAGGTTATTGGAAGTTGTATTTGAGTTTAAAGATGATGCATTGATTGAAGAAGTAATAAATGAAGCAGTAGATAGGTGGTTACCATACATAACCATAAATTCAGTCACTACAGTTGCAGAACCATCAAACCAAAGTAGATTAAATGTATCAATAGATTTTTCAGTAGCTACAACACCTGACGCAACAGATCAAATAGTTTTAGATTTTGATGCT